TATGATATGATGGATTGGTGAGTGATGATGTTAGGTTTATTGACTTGTTTGATCCTAATCAGCCAAGAAGTGATAGGGAGTTAATTGAATCCCGCCTCGAAATTTGTAATGGCTGTGAATGGTTCAATAAAAGGTTAGTTAAATGTAAGAAATGTGGTTGCTTCATGAAATTAAAAACAACACTAGTACAAGCGAAATGTCCAATTGGCAAATGGTGATGTTTGTGATATACTTTTATAACTGAGATAATAGGAGAGACATGAAAAAAGAAGATGTTGTAGAAATAATGATCTATACAGTTAATAATTATAATATTGAAGGTGCCGAGAAGGCTGGTTTGACATATGAGCAAATTCAGAATATGTTAGATTCTACCCGCCCAGGATTAGAACATATGTTTAATATGATTTATGATGATTTAGTTAAAAAGGGTGCATTGACTCAAGACTAATCGTCCCAAGGTCCTATATCTTTTTTGCAGTTGCAGTTTTCACAGCATTGCTCTTTAAAAAGTTTTAATGCCAAACCATCATTTTCTGGTCTGCCAATATCTTCCCAAAACTTTTCTCTTCCCATATTGTCATTTTCTGAAATTTTTTCTGATTCCCTCATATAGATGTCCATCCTTGTGATACCGCTTTACCTGATGCTATCCAATCCTTATGTAATTCATGTTGATAGGTCCAATCGGTTTTATGTGTATACCCGCCACAAAGTCCACAGATATTAAAGTCCATTTCTTGGTATGTGTGTGGACAAGGCACAGGAATACCCGCATAGCATGCGAAATAATTATCTGGTCCTAGATCCTGGTCATACATAAAAACCATTATATCAAAAATCTGAATTTTTTGCTAAAGTGTATGATGCAGAAAATAAAAATAAAAAATCAAAAAAAATAGTGAGCACATTTTTAGGCTCACTTATTTTGATCACCGATAGTGGGTGTTAGATTTTTTATTTACTGGGTGGGGGTCATTTTTCCAAAGAGCCACCCGTTATGTATTCCGATTAGTGGTGCGTCAATACATACAGCATAACCGATAGGTAATGAAGTTGAGAATGTAGAGATAAAAGTCTCTACTGTCTCTTTATTCGGTAGAGTCATTTTCTTAGTCTCTCCGTTAGTTGTTGTTAGTGTTATTGGTATCATTTTTATTTTCTCCTAATTTTATTCTATCATAATGAGAGCGGTCATAGTTAGCCAATGTGCCGCCATTTTCTAAGTGAGATTTTCTCCTTAGTTGTTCCTCGCTATATTCTGCCACTATAAAACACACTCGCATGGCTCTACCGCATAGTCATCGTTATCACCATAGAAGATAACGCCGTGCCCGTAGCACTCATCACAATTTATTTGTTGAACTGAGTTTATCATTCTTATCACCTATCCATTCCAATGCTGAGAGTAATCTCCGTCACCGATTTCGGTGGAGAGAATTGTATAGCCGTTAGATACTAGGCTATCTAGTAAGTCATTTATTTGATACTCACTTACCATGAGACGATTTGATACAGAGACAATGTTATTTTCTTTCTCTGCTGTGTAATTTAGTGTTAGCATTTTTGCTACCTAACCTTTCTTTTTGTTATACCTGTATTCTATACCCCCCCACTGACATTTTGGGGGTCAATGGATACCCCTTTTGTGTGATTTACCTCACACGATTTAGACCCTCTATACAAGAGTTACAGATAGCGGGGATATTCCGCTTAGAGACGTGAGCGGTCTGACCGCATAGCATACAATTTTTCTTAATCATTTAGTTATCCTTTCTAGATACTTTCTTATTTAATTTTATAGGAGAATTCTATCTTATACCCTGCCAAAAGTCAAGGCGACACGCCGTAGGCGTTGTGTGATTTACTTCACAAAGTAGAGGAGTGGTAGTATAAATAGGACCACGCTTACTGCTATGGCTATTCCGTATCCGTCTAGGTAATCTGCTAAGTCAAACATTTGTTCTAACCTTTCTTTATTTTTTCTTATAGGAGAATAATAACATAGCAGACTGACAAAGTCAAGTCTATTCTCGGCGTGTCGTTGTGGTGTTGATCACATTCTAAATAGGGCAAAACGGACATTTTTCGAACGCACTCGGGCGTGTCGTTTACGTATGATTCTAATAATCCCCGATTTTTGTGATAAATTTCACAATGTCCGATTTGTACGCATTTTGGATTTGATTTTGTCAGAGATTTCTGCTAAACTTACAGAGTAAGAAAAAGAAAGGAAAACTTATGACAAACAAAATAATTGAAGTAGCAGATTTGCTAATTGATAACGGCTTTAATATTCAGGATAATATTTGCGTATTCTGCTCACGCACTTTTGATCGTTGGGATAGTATCTGCGTATCCTGTAAAGAATATAAAGGTGTGATGAATATCATAGACGCCGTAGAATACTACGGAACAGATATTCTCCCCGTGTGACCCACGCCACAAAAACAGACGGCGTGTCGTTTTGACTTTTGAGAAAAAAAATGAAATAATAGATTTATAAAGAAAGGTAAAAACTATGAAAACTTATTCAATTCCAGACCTGCTAATCGGTCACACTTACTACCCTCGCTCTATTGCGAGAAAATACCAATACGGCGAAATTACTTTCGCTGAAAAGCGTGAGGATATTTGGCTTGACGGCTATGAAGCCTACGCAATTCGTTTTAATGGTAATCGTTGGGCTACAGTAGCCGTGAAAGTTGAGGACTAAAATGAAATTAGATGAATACAAAAAACTTATTGAAAGTCAGCGAGAAATTACTCGCTTGACAAACCTAGAGAAAATCGCTAAAATTGTCAATAACACTACAACCAAGAAAGGTAAAAACTAAAATGACAAACTTCACTTATACAGACTATCCCTTTACAGCAGACGGAGTAAATTTCGTCTCTCGTATCGCTGACCATTCGCCATTCTTAGGCGCACTAAAAAATATCCCTGCTGAACAATTTATTCAGATGAATATTCAAGCCATTCAAGAATTATTGGGCAGACCTTCACTAATGACGCAGGCAGAAATTCTTTCTGAGTTAGAGCGTGTCAATGACGGCGCAACTCATTCATGGATTTTGTTAGGAGCGAATGAATAATGATGACACGAAAAGATTATATCAAAACTTCAAATATTCTAAAAGGATTTGCGGATGAAATTCACCCGCAAGTTTTTGAGGATTTAGTAGAGGAATTCGCTCAATACTTTCTCGCTGACAATGATAGATTTGACAAAGCAAAATTTGAAAAGGCTTGCGGTGTTGATGAGTTAGGATTAATTCCCGTATGAGAATTTTAACGACACTTCTTCAAATAAGTTTAATTCTTTCAATTTATTTTATAATTAAAAATGCCACGAAAGAAAACTAAATTTAGCAAATGCGAAATCTGCGGTAGAATTTTTATCGCAGATCTCAAATGCTTTGTGTGTGCTGCAAAACAAAATTAGTAGAAATTTCAACTAAAATTTTCGAACCGTTATCCACAGGTTATCCACAATGTGAATTACGTCACGATGTGAATTTCCCCACTTTTTGCTCGGCGTGTCGGATTGAAATTGTTAGTAGAAAATGGTAGGCTGGAAGCCTAAACCTAAAGAAAGGAAATATAAATGGGATTAGATATGTATTTAAGTGCTCGTAAGCACATTAATAAAATTGAATGGGATAAACTTGATCGTGATAGCGATACAAGATATTCTGAGGCTACCGCTCCACAATGGAATGATGTAGTAAATGCTGCTGGACTTGATACGCTTGTAGATGTAGAAAGTATCTATGGCGTTGATGTATCCGTAAATGTTGCCTATTGGCGTAAGTGTAATCAGATACACAATTGGTTTGTTAATACTGTACAGCGTGGTGAAGATGACTGCGGTGAATACTATGTATCGCATAAACTAATAAAACAATTAGTAAATGACTGTACTCTAGCGATTACTAATAAAGACCCTAATATCTTGCCACCTAGAGAAGGATTTTTCTTTGGCAATACTGATATAGATGAATGGTATTGGAAAGATTTAATGGATACCATTAATCAATTGCAGCCCCTTATTGATAGACCTGACTTTGAAAATCTATCATTCTATTATCAGTCCTCTTGGTAGGACAAAACGGACATATCGGACAGGGCGTGTCGGATTTGATTTTGTCAGCCCTCTCTGATAGGCTTTCAGTATTGAAAGAAAGGAAATGAAAAATGGATAAATTGGAAATTGCTCTAAAACTAATTGCTAACTGCGATTTGTGTAATGGTAAAGGCTACTCATATTGGGGGTCTAGTGATGACGAATATGAAATTGAAAGTTGCGAGTGTAATATCTATGATATTATTCTTGATGATGACGGAGATGTAATTTGGGATAATGGGCTACTCTCCGAGCCTGAACTATTCGCAACAATGGAGGCTAACTAAAATGGGAAGTAATTTTGCTCATGACCTAGCCCTATTTGATGATATGGCTATTGAAAGGCAGATAGGTATTCACTTGTCTGCTAATCACTACCCACCCGTTCCTGCTATCATGATTCAACCTTGTGTTGAAGCCATAGATGCGGTCAATGATGCTGGACTATGGGATTTAGAAATACCTATGCCTGAAGGCGTGACCTATAAAGGTTTGACTACTGCTCCTGCGTGGGCTATTATTGAACAACACCACCTTGATGCGTGGATTATTGAAAGAGAGGAATACTAAAATGGAATACACTTATGCTATAACTACTTCGTATGACGGAGAATTAGTAAATACCCTGCGAGTATCAGATATGCTTGATGCTGTAAATGCGTGGAATAAATGCGTAGACTTTGGAGATGCTAAAGAATACGCAACCTATAATCTATCTGACCCAACAGGTAAAATGTATACAAAAACCTTTTATCGCAATGGCGAAGTAAGCGTTCGCTAAATGTCTGCTACAATGATAAACATGGAATCAGATTTCCGCATGGTAGATATTCTAAACGCCGACCAATTAGAGATTGGCGATCTAATTGGTATCGGTGAGGATATCGTAAAAATTATTTCTATCTCGCCACTTCAAAACGGATTTAGCATTGGAATTGAAAACAACTTTGGTGAAAAAGATTTAGTTGATATTAGTGAAGATGATAAGTTTGAATTGTTTATAGAGAATTTCTAAAAGCCCCCGAATTTCGAACCGCCCGATTTGTCCGATTTATCCTTTACGTACGATTTGATTTTCTCTCAAAAATATGATAAGATAATTTCATGAGAAAAAAAACAGCAGAAGAGTTACGTAAATTAATGGAATTACGTAGATCTAATGCTGCCACGCCATTACGCAACAAGAAACAATACTCTCGCAAGATTAAGCATAAAAAATTTGACCTAGTATAAAATAAATGATACAATAAAAATAAAGAAAGGAACCCATGAAACTAAAACGTTCTATGGATAGGAAGGTGACTAATGCAGTCTCAAGAAATGGAAAGACCCCAACAATTGCCAACACTTTTGGATTACCTGCTGGAAAGGCTTTCTCGTGCCCTGGTGCCACTAACACTTGTGAGAGTGTTTGCTACGCAGGAAAACTTGAAAGAGTATACAAAGGCGTAAAGGCCGTACTATTACACAATTGGGAATTACTTAAAGACGCAGACCAAGAAACTATGGAAAAGTTATTGGGTGAGATGATTGATGATTTTAGAACAGATTGTGAAAAGCGTGACGCAGTTATGCTATTCCGTATTCACTGGGATGGCGATTTCTTTAATGATACCTATACCAATGCATGGCGCAATGTAATAAGAAATAATTTTGATATAAAATTCTGGGTATACACCCGTGTGGCTGCCGCTGCAGAAATGCTAAAGGGTATTGATAATCTATCTTTATATTATTCCACAGATAAAGATAATAAAGAGATTGCTATTAATCTTAATAAGGAAAGTGGAATTAAATTAGCGTACCTTGCAGATACTTTCGCAATTGGACATGATGACTTAAAGGCCATGATTGGCAAGGTAGGCGCAAAGTGTCCTGAAAATAAAAAGGCTATTCCACTTATATCTACAAGTGGCTCTGCTTGCGTATCTTGTGGCTTATGTATTGATAATAAGGCTAATATATTATTCTCTGCTAAAAAGAAGTAGAGATCACGGGGGACTTGCTAAATGCCCCCAAAAATGCTAAAATGAAAGGGATACAGAAAGGCAAATCTAATGGAAATAATTATACTATTAGGCGTAGCCCTACTCGCTATGCTCACGATAGCAGGGGGAAAGTGATTTACCTCACAAATCTCGTATAATGAGATTTTTAGGGAAAATAACTTGACAAACCCAAAAATAAATGAAATAATAAATACCATAACCAACTAACAAAGGAGAAAGAAAATGGCAGTAAATACAGCAACTTACAAGGTAGGCGACCTTTACACCTCACAGAAGTCAAAGGTGACAGGCACGATTACCGAAATCAAGCCAAATCAAGACGGAACAAGCGTTCGTGTCAAACTTGATGTCAATGGCTCACCACGCTGGACAACTTGGACAGCAAAGTAATTCCTAATACAGGAAAAGCCCTGAGCATGGCTACTAAAACTGCTCACTTGATTTTCTAGTAAAAAAATGCTAGACTATAAATAACAACCCAAACGAAAGGATAACAATGGCTAGAAATGGCAAAGCGATAAATGTAAAAATCGCTACAACTAAGGTTATCAAAGCACTTGAGGGTGCGCTTGATAAACTAAACAAAGAGTTTGCTTCACAAGAGGCGAACGAGGCAAAGCACGAAAAAGCAGTAAAGGCATGGAATAAAGAACTTGCTAAAGTTGCTATTGGTGCTATCTCTAAGGCAGATGACCTGTCTGCTCACACAAGATACAATGGCGACATAGCAGTATCTTTCAACCTTCCTAAAGGTGCTATTGAACTACCTGATGAACCCAAAAAGGACTTCAACTCTATTCATGAGTGGCAGTATCGTGAGCAAAAAGATGAAATTGAGAACGCTATCCGTATTCTCAAGATGACAGATGAGGAATTAGTTTCAACATCTACTTACAACGCTATCGCTAGATACTTGTAATTCACTCTCCTGAGCATGAGAAAAAACTGCTCAATAAAAACCCAAAGAACAGAAAGGCACGACAATGACATTAGGCGGATATACTTATCAGGTAGGCGATTTATTCACTACTTCTAAAACAGGTATTACAGGTCGCATTGAAAAGTTTGTTCCACAAACTAAGAATGTAACTAAAGTAATGCTACGCTTGGCAAACGGACAACAGCGTTTTGCTATGGTAAAAACAATTTAATAATCTTGTGGCTGGTTAACCTGAGTAATCGCATATGCCCCAGCCACATCCAACTTCTCTCTTGATAAGCATTGCTAACAAATGAAGTGATCTAAACAATCCTTGCAGTTATTCCTAGAGAGATCTTCCTGAGTATGAAGTAAAACTGCTCTAAAAATTTTTCGAACCGTGTGAGAATTGTCACATTTAAGAGGGGGCCTTTGGGGTCCTGAGATTTGTATTTGTCAGTTATTTATGCTAAACTAAATAGATACAGAAAGGATAAAAAATGATAGCAACAATGCTAGAACTACAAAACGCAACACAAGAAGCCGTTCATGATGAAATGGTAATGAGTTTGGCTGCTTATATTCACCAGTCAAGAAACGAAATGTCAGATGAGGAATTTGCTCATGCTTTATTTCAATACTCTGCCGCCTTGTCGTCTATGACTACTACTCTCGTGACCCATGTATTATTGACAAAAGAACAGTTAGATGTTATGCTAGACACTATTAGAGAATTTGATAAATTAGGAGAGGATATCACAAATGGAAACGACTAATGAAACCGTGGCCCCAGTACACTATAACCCTAATCAATTGGTAACTTATAAGGTTATTGATTTGGATGCAACGGACCAAACCATTTCATGGCCTACCGTAAAGGTAGTGGACCTTGAATGGGAATTGGAGCAGGGCCGTCGTAAGTCTAAAAGGCTGAATGAATACGTAGAAAAAGTTGGGCACGTAGAAAGCAGGCTGGCTGATTATCTAGAAATGGATGCAGAAGAGATTGTCTCTGAACTATGTAATATCTTTGGATTCAACCCAACTAAAGAAATTGAATTTGAAGCAACTGCAACAATCACAGGGACCATATCAGTACCGCTGTCAGATGTTTCTGACTTTGATATTAACAATGTAGACCTAAATATTAATATTGATTCATACTCATATGATATTGATGACTACAATGTAGAAGTTGATTACATAACAACAGTATAATAAATTTGCGGGGTTCATGAAAGGCCCCGCAATGCATGCAGCATTCCTCTTTCATCCTTTCTTATAGGAATCTGCAAGGGACCTGAGCACGTCCACGTAAACTGCTCCACCTCAATTTTCGAACCGATCTTGTTGCTTTTGTCAAGTTACGAAGCGTGTCCGATTTGCCCCAATTTCTAAACTAGATTTGCTTTTGTCAGTAGGTTATGCTAAGATAGATTGTAAATGACCACAGAAAGGAAATAAAAATGGCTCATGAATTAGAAACACAAAATGGTGTTGCTTCTTTTGCTTCTTTCAGAGAACCTGCTTGGCATGGCTTAGGCACAGTTTTCACAGAGGAAAAAAATACGGCAGAAATGCTTGCTGCTGCTAATCTAAATAATTGGAATGTTAGATTGGTTGATGTTGAAATTCCAAATACTCTTACATCAGATAAATCTTATCAGTATGTTGTAAGAACTAATCCTACCTATAATACACAGACAGATGTTCTTGGTGTTGTCGGTGAGCGTTATGTTCCTGTTCAAAATGAGGAACTATTTGCTTTTGGTGATAATATCCTAGATGGTGGTGGTCGTTGGGAGACGGCTGGCTCTATTCGTGGTGGTCGTGTTGTATTTGGCTCACTTGCTCTTGAGCGTGAGACAGTATTAGACCCGACAGGTGTTGCCGATAAAGTAAAAACTTATTTGCTTATCAACACATCACATGACGGCTCTATCGCTATTCAAGCGTCAATCACACCTGTTCGTGTTGTGTGTGCTAACACTCTCAACCTTGCTTTAGGTGCTAAGCGTGGCAAAAATGCTATCAAGCAATCTTTCAAAATTCGTCACACTCAATCTGCTGACGGAAAAATTGCTATTGCTCGTGAGACTCTAGGTCTTGCCAATAAATACATGGACGCTTTTGACATCATGGCTAAAACTATGATTGAGAAAGAAATTACAGCGCAACAATTCAATGATATTGTTCTCGCTGCTTATCCAAAGCCTGAAAGCGATAAGAAAATCGCACTCACTAAGTGGACTAATAAAGTTGATACTATCAACGATATTTACACAGGTGAATTCAATGGCATGATTGCTGGCAATGCTTGGGGTGCTCTCAATGCGCTTACTGAGCGTTTAGATTGGCATCGCTCTGCTCGTGGTGGTTCTAATGAATCATTGCTTGCTGCTGCTTCTGGTTTTGACGCTGCTATTACAGCAGAAAAAAATCGTTTGCTAAGTGTTGTAAAAAATACTTTAGCGATTGTATAAATAATCGCAACTCCTGAGCACGAGTATAAACTGCTCAAAAATTTTTCTTGATCATAAATTAAAAAATTGCGGGTTCGAAACTATGATATTTATTTATACTATTTAATTACGAACGACTTGATTTTTCCCCAGTTTTTTGCTAAAATTTATTTATGACCACAAAATATAGACCCTACACCATATCAGAACTTGTTGATGAAATCTATGAGGATAATCTTTCTCATTTTGAATCTGCCTCCGAATATTGCGATTGCAATGTTCATATAACTATTGGAACTATTGTAAAGTATTGGGAATAAAAATGTTAGGCTATAAAACAGAAGATGTAGAAAATATGGTAACAGTACTAAATTATGCCATCCACCATCATATTAAGGATACTAAATTTGCCGCAGAGGATAGGGCGGTATTGAGACAATTAGAGGATCTATTACTAGGATTACTAGCAGAGGGACGTGTTTGACATACCCTGCTATTTTTGCTAGAATACAATTACGAACACGATAGAAAGGACCTATAATGCCCAATTGGGTATATAACTCGCTAACCATAGAAGGCGACCCTGCACTTATTGCAGATGTAAAGCAAAAACTAAATGCACCATTTGTTCAGAAGCATGATAATTGGAATATGCAAACACAGCAAATGGAAGTAAAGGATTACTCATATAATAATCCTATCTTTGCATTTCATAATATATATAATCATACACAAGCAGGTATTAGTGATGAGGATTATATAAAGCAACCTGACCATAGCAAGTCTCCATTAGATTTTTCAGGTAACAACTGGTATGACTGGAATGTAAATAACTGGGGAACCAAATGGGATGTTGCTGTTCATGATGATGATGACTATCCTGAGACAGAACTAATGGATGAAAGTAAGACATCTCTTGCATACCGCTTCAACACTGCTTGGTCTCCACCATTGCCTGCTATTCAAAAACTTTCTTTTGATTATCCAACTCTTAGTATTAGTTTATCTTATCAAGAAGAAACTGGTTGGGGTGGAGAAACAGACTTTGTTGCTGGTGTAATTGTATCTGACCAGAACTACGGAAGTCAGTGTCGTGATTGTGATTCATATGACACTATGGAATACTGTGATAACGACTGTGGAGAAATCTGTGGTGAATGTAATTGGCTAGGAGAAGCAGACCTAGATATAGTTGCAGATTGCGATATCCATAAAGTATACTTAGATGAAGAGCATGTACCCGACTATAGAATGGATGAAATAAATGGCTAATAGATTAGATTTAAATGACCGTGGCTCATTTCTAGATGATGAGAATCAAATGCTTATTGACGCTACCGTTACTGAGATTAGTGAACAACTATTTGAAGAATGGAATAGTTCTAATTTAGATGAGGGCACATTCTATGCAGATTATAGAATTGCAGAAAAGTCTGAGGACCCATACCTTCAGTCTAAGTTTAATTTATTCTATGAGTTAACACCTGAAGATGAGGAGTATTTTAATGTCTAATTACTTAATTGAATATATGAAGGTACATCTAATTAGTTTAGAACAAGACCAAGCAGATGTATCCCAGAGTATGGAACAACTTGACCCGAATAGCAAGGACTATGTAGAATTAGACTTTGAATATAACTGGTTAGGTGGGCAGATTATTGCTACCCGTCATTTTATACAGATTGGAGAAGAACATGAAATATCAGTTCTATGAACTAACAGATAATATATCTAAGGCTGTAGCCGCAGGCTCATCAGGTCTTGATATTATCCATGGTGAACTTAAGAACCTTATGTTAGAGGCTGAAAGGGAACTGCAGTTAGCACAGGAAGAAGAGGACCATACAGAAGAAGCCATGGACAGTATGGAACGACGGTATTGGGAAGGTCAAATGGATTCACTTCAATATCTATATGGACTAACATATGCATTATCATTCGCTATAGGAGAAAGGGACAATGGCTGATCTGTACGAGCAGTTGACATTACCGCTGGATTTTGCTAGAATTGACATAAACACTAACAGAAAGGAAACAAATGAAAACTAAGGAAATGACCCTAATCGGACATTTTTCTGTCGATAGCGGACAAGCCATGGTTGGCGACCCTTGCTATCTAGATGAGTGGGAACTGTGGAATGATGAAACCGAGAAGTTTGATGACTATACTAAGAACAAAGGTAAGTATGGCTATCTTGGTGCTTGTGAGGCTACTATAACAAAAGGTTATGGAGAGTTGGGTATGGCTACCGCTGTAGTATTCTCAACTGGCTATGGTGACGGACTTTATCCTGTCTATGCTGAAATAAACGAGGACGGACGAGTTGCTCGTGTCGTTATTGAGTTTGTAGGAGATGAGGAATAATGAAAAAGTTTATTGTTTTAATAACAATGCTATTGATAGTATCAGCACAACCTGCTAATGCAACTAGAGCAGGCCAGTATTGTAAAACATCTGATGCTCTCAAAATAGCAAAGGCATCTAATAAGTCAACAGTTCAATGTATTAAAAGTGGAACTGGCAATAGATATCGTTGGGTGGTGGTTAAGTAATGGGAGATAGAATCGTCTACACAATCAAACAAGATAAGAATTTATCTGTCAACCTGTACAGCCATTGGGGTGGCTATGATAGGTTTGAAGCCCTGGCTAATGCACTACATGCTGCAATGCCAAGGTGGAATGATACCTCATATGCAACACGTATCATTGTGTCCCAATTGATTGGGGACCAATGGGCTGAGGAGACTGGCTTTGGTCTATGGGCCAGCGATAGCAGCGGGGCATATGGAGGAGACCATCCAGATATCACTATTGATTTAATTAATAAGACTGTAGAGGATGAGACTGGCACTCATGACTTTGAGAGTTTTATTACTTATCATAAAGGGTTTGTGACGACGGTCACATCATAGGAGGGTTGGGTCCCCTCCGCCATATAAGGGAGAGCGCATGTTTGTCGTGGGCTTGCGCTTTCCCACCAATTTTGATACAATGAGGAGTGTTTATGCGTATATCAAAGGCTATTACACCCGAAGAGCGTGTTGCCAAAAGAATAAAGGTTATCGTAGAGGACCTTGACCTTGACCTTGAACAGGCAGGGGTTATGCTTGCTAGAGTGCTGCCACATTTGACCTTTACAAGATTACAGGCTATAATGGAAGTGGCTAATGATGAGAAGGAACTTATCATGAACCCACAACTCAGACAACAAAGGTGGAGACAAATTGGATTATTCTAAAGTAGCAGGTATTCTTAGGTATCTCAATGACAATGCTCTTGACCTTGCCGATTTAGATTTCTTGCCGTCAGATTTCTTTTTAGAGTTTGCTGAAGGTCTTGACCTTGCCACATTTGTAGATGGTGGTTGGGCAACACTAACAGATGAAGGTAAACTTATCTTAGAAACAGTTTGGAAAATAATGTGTGCTGCTAGACAGATTGACCCTGAAATAATGTATGACTCTCCTATGGAGTTTTTCAAATCACAGGCAGAGGACGCTGAGGTTATTCCAATAGATAGCAAGCGCAAGAAAAAGAAATAATATTTTCCGCCTTCGGGCGGGAAATTTTCGAAAGACTTTTATACACATTAGATTACGAACCATTATATTTTTTCCCAGAAAATAGATTACGAAGCCCTATCTGTAAGCCCAGGGGATATGGTAAACTAGATCTATGAACTTTGAAACCAAGTGTGATATATTAGGGCAATTCTGGTTTGAATTTAGAGATGATGAGAAACTAAAAGACTTTATCGAATACAATGATATTGGTTTGCCATTAGCATGGTTTATATCTACAGGTGTTGTTACATCTACCCCCATGGCAGAAGACTATGTTGACGAAACCTTTGATCTCTTTATATCAGCACTTGAGGTATCTGAAAACGAGGTAGATCAATTTACAAACCTTAATGATCTATTAGCCTATATCGAAGATAGACCATAACAAACCATCATATGGCCAAACCATAATAAACGGTGTTATTATTAATATATGGCCAGACATTTCTCTAGATTAAATAATCCAACAGCAGCCAAACAAGAAGATATTGGTTTGACCAATGCCTTTGTATCCTTTACTCATGCTATAGGTTTAAGTAGGTTCTTTTCCTTTATCCCGCCGCTTTTTACGGGGCACAGAGAGCGGCCCATTTCAGGCGGGGATCAAAAAGAATACAAACCTCATCACAAAAACCTCTATAAGTAAGTAACAAACCATATTTCCTGGTTTTCTGGTTTTTTAAAACATTTTCAAACCTTTTAAAATATATTACGAACTTATTGGAATTTTTCCAGAATTTTGGGCAAAAAAAGATTACGAACCCTATTGACAAACCCCCATATCTAGGATATAATGCCCAAACCAGGATATAATGGTTTGACAATATCGGGCATATATGGTATAAGGTTTGATGGTTTGTGGTTTGATAGATGTCTTTCTCCCGTCGCAGATTACGAGCCGCCCTCTATAAAACGTTCCATTCTCCACTATCCTCCACTTTACTCCACTTTAACCCTATCCAATAATATAATCAGTAAGATAATATTTTTAAGCGGGTATAGAAAACCATCAACCCTTTATAGCCTTATTGACCAAACCAATCAACCTTCTCTTGGTTATTTTTGATGCATTAAATGTCTCCGTATATCCCCCATATGGCATATCCCCTTTATCCAGATAATGTCCATATCTCTCTCTTAGGGTTTGTAGTACTATAGATTCTGTTCTTCTGGCTTCCCGCCGATTTTGAAAATACCAATAGCAAACCAATTCCCATCCCTTGGTCCTATGTTGGCGAAACCTTTTACCTGTGATATCCCCCACACCTATCTTTATGGCATTGTATTCTTTGTGGTAAACAATATATAAGATGGTTGGGGACATAGGCATATTATAGGCTATTAAACCATATTGCTCGTTTAGAGCATATGAAGGTTTGTTATTCTATTTTCCGCCGAACTTTAAATAAAATGTGCATTAATGTTTGAATTTTATATAGTGTATAATAGAGATATGAATAATGATAACGGTGTAGAACAAGGGCTTGAGGAATATTATGACTTTAAGTCAATAAAATCAAATGTAGAAGGTCTTACTATAAATGGTAAGATTGTAGGACAAGATCCATCTAATTTTGACAGATCTGAACTATACAAAAAAAACTTTGAAAAATTGGGCAACAGTAAAGAAAATATTAAAATAATAGAAAATTTTATTTCTGATGCAGAATGTGATGTTTTAGTTACCCTTACTAAAAGAACTAAGCCAAAAGAATTTCCAGTTCAATGGGATCACAACTTTAAACCTGTTGTTATAAGAAAAACATATGTAGATCTGCCAATAAGAATATATGTTCCAATAGTTCAAGAGGCATTAGAAGGAACATATGAATTTCCAGTAATTAATAGAAGCGTCTCAATTGCCAGATGGGATGCTGGAGACAAATTAGACCTCCATGTAGATGACCTTGGTACGACTAATTATAATCATATGGCTACATTAATATATTTAAATGATGATTATGAGGGCGGAGAGATAGTATTTCCAACACACGACTTTTCTTATAGACCAAAAATGGGAGATTTGATAATGTTTCCTGGAAATATGCACTATGCCCATGAAGTCAAAACCATTACATCTGGGTCACGATATAGCATGCCTATGTGGTTTGAGTTTGCCTAATTTTAAGCCTATTTTATAGATATAAAAGTACTATATAATGGGTTTGCCATGTTATCTCTTGAGTCCAAGATAGATTCTATTGTTGATATTATTCATGATCAACTTAAAGGAAAGCACAAAGATAGGTTGGCTAAAGAATTGGCAGAAGAAATATTAGATGCTATAGAAGATGAAAGTCCCACTTGGTATGAACATGGATAAAGAACAAATAAAATATCTTTGCTATAGTTGCGGTGTTATTTTTATGATAGACATTGATGTAAAGGACAAATGGGAACATTGTCCAACATGCTATAATAAATAAATGGAACCAACAAAATGCTATTACTGTGAAGAAGAGGCAAAGTATACTCAGCCAGGTAAAACCACAGGCAAAATCATTGATGTATGTGAGAAGCATTTTGACTTTAAGCATTGGGGATAGGAGATAATATGAATACGGAAGAATGGTCAAGAGAGACTAAGCAGAAGGTTGTTATATCTGCTATGGTTATTCTTGCAGCATTGGCATTCTTTGCCCTTATCTAATGAAACAGTCTAACGCCAATAAGTCAGAAACTCAGCGTAAGAGGGCTGAGAAAAACAAGAATCGTATATCTGACAAACCACATCTATCTAAGCATGAAAGATGGGAATTAAGAGAAAGATTACGAATAATATCTGAAAGCCTATCAAAATTTTAAAATGGCTGTAAAATGTGCGATTATGCATTTACATCAAATATTTGTTAAATCAGAAATTATTGAAGTTGATGGCATAACCCATATTAGATATTCTTGTTCAAGATGTGGGTGGGAAAGGCAACAGGCAGCATAGAGAATATTTAACCATATTGACCGTAGGGGTCATAGAGGGGTTATTTATTTCTATTTCCCGCCGAACTTTAAGACAATTAATGGTGTATAATTAAAAGATGGATAGGGGCTATATTGTCAGAAGAGCATACTAAAAAAAGAAAATTATTAGATGGCTCTGAGGTAAATGATTACGATTATCCCATTGATCTAATTTTGCATACCAAGGCTCCAGGAAAATGGAAAGTGATTGATCTTGAGAC